GCTACCGGCAACCGTGGTGCTGCATCGGCTTCCGGCAACCGTGGTGCTGCATCGGCTACCGGCGACTGTGGTGCTGCATCGGCTACCGGCGACTATGGTGCTGCATCGGCTACCGGCGACTGTGGTGCTGCATCGGCTACCGGCGACCGTGGTGCTGCATCGGCTACCGGCAACTATGGTGCTGCATCGGCTACCGGTAAAGAATGTATCGCTCTTGCTGCCGGAAAGGATTGTAAGGCAAAGGGGGCGTTAGGATGCTGGATTGTACTTACCGAACGCGGGGAATGGAACGGGAACACTTATCCTATCATCTCAGTCAAAGCGTTCAAGGTAGACGGGAAGTCAATCAAAGAGGACACATTCTATGCTTTAATAAATGGTGAAGCAGTGGAAGTAGAACAATAATTCATCTCAACCGCAGCAAAGGTAGCGCTATTACCGTACCAAAAGCCGTGAGCGGAACGAAGTGCGCACCGTCTCGCTTTAACCTGGTACGGGCGGTTTAAAATATGATGTAATGGAGAATGAACTTGAAGAATTGTATAAGGAGTTGAATGATGTAAGGTCTTGCGAGCTGGAATACCTTCCCAGGCATGGATACTCCTCAAAGGAAGAAGTTATACAGCTCATAGAGGAAGACATCGAGGAGTTGCGCACAGAGCTTAACGATAATCAGTATGATTATACCCCCGATGAGCTCGAAGACGAAAGGACAGCACTTTGTATCAGTCAGGGAATTTCAAGACGTTGCTAAAAATAAAGTTAAACCAACCTTTAATATTTACAATTATGAGTCTTATTAAAAAACCGAACGAATTAAGCATACCCACGACCATCAAGATGATGTTGTACGGCCAAGCCGGTATGCGTAAGACAACCACCGCATTGAGTGCCCCCAAACCGCTATTGCTGGATTTTGACAATGGCGTCAAGCGTGTAAACATGTCTCACTTGGATGGCGTAGACATAGTACAGATAACCTCATGGAGCGAAGTCCAGCAGGTGTTGCAGGAAGATTTGTCAGCTTACCAAACAATCGTAGTCGATACCATAGGAAAGATGATGGATTTCATCATATCCTATAAGTGCGGCACACGTCAGCCACAGATAAGAGACTGGGGTGGCATCAATCAGGAGTTCAGCGGACTGGTGAGGAACCTTTCCAACCTCAACAAAAACATTATCTTCGTCGCCCACCGCGATACACGGAAGGAAGGCGACGACACCGTGTTTATCCCAGCCTTACGCGAGAAATCCTACAACTCCATTGTCACTGAGCTCGATTTGCTTGGCTACATGGAGGCCAGAAACGAGAACGGGCGGGTGAAATGCACAATCACTTTCGACCCCACCAACCGCAACGACGGCAAGAACACCTGTAATCTCCCCTCCATTATGGAAGTGCCCACCATTTTGGATGCAAATGGCAACCCCACGGCAAAAAATGATTTCATAACAGCCAAGGTAATCAAACCATATCTTGCCATGCTGGCTGCCAAGAAGGCCGAAGCCGAGAAGTATGAAAAGGTCATTGCTGAAATCAAAGAGAACATCGAGCTTATTACCGATGCCAACTCAGCCAACGAGTTTGTCGCCCACATCAACGAGTTTGAACACATCGGCAGTTCCTTGATGATGGCGAGAAGCCTGTTTGAAGCAAAGGTAAAGGCTTTGGGGTTGGTATTTGACAAGAAAACCAAAACTTATTCAGATGCAGCAGCCTAAGTACAAATTTTACGCCACTATTCTCGATTCCTTTTGGGGATATCTGAATAGTGATGTGATTTGGGATAAATATTGGGGGTGGTCAGAACAGCCACCCCATAGCCCCGAAGAGTTTCACGAACAACAGTTTCAAGAACTGATAGACCGGATTAACCGCAAGCCGTTCGATAGTGAAGTAGCCGACAAGGGTACTTGTTTTAATGAACTTGTAGACGCTTTGATTGAAAACCGCAAACCGAACGATATAGAGGTAGAACGCATAACAGATGATAGTGGGAAAATGTGGTATCGTGCCACCTATAACAATCGGATATTTACGTTCCCTGTGTCATTATGTACCGAGTTCTCTAACTACTTCAAAGGTGCGTTAACCCAGCAAAGAGTAGAAGCAATCCTGCCTACTGCATACGGTAATGTTTTAGCTTATGGAGTAATTGACGAACTGATGCCTACCAGCGTCCACGACATCAAAACAACCGGAAGTTATACCGTAGGGAAGTTCAAAGACCACCATCAACATTTGGTTTACCCTTACGCTTTGATGCAGAACGGTTCGGATGTGCGGACGTTTGAGTATAACATTGTAGAGTTCAACAAAGGCGGTTATGTGGTAGATACCTATACGGAAACATACGTTTTCAATCCGGAGCGTGATATTCCTATTCTTACTAATCATTGTGAGGAGTTTATCCGGTTCTTGGAAGAAAACAGAGAACTTATAACCGATAAAAAGATATTTGGAGGAGAAAATAATGAGTAAAAGTGTCAATCAGTGCCTTATTATAGGTAACGTAGGCAAAGACCCCGAAACAAGGACGCTTGATAACGGCGTAAAGGTTTCCACATTCAGCGTTGCAACTTCTACGGGAGGTTATAAAAAGCAGGACGGAACAGATGTGCCAGAGAAAACGAGCTGGCATAATATTGTCGCATGGCGTGGCATTGCCGATATTGCAGAAAAGTATATCCACAAAGGGGATAAGGTAACAGTGTTCGGCACTATCAGTTACCGGGAATATGAGAAAGACGGAATCAAGCGGTATATAACAGACATACTTGCTTATGACATTGTTTTGGGAGGTCGGTCTGAAAGTTCGTCCTCAAGACCTGCCATAACAGAGAGCGACGCGCCACAACAAAGCGATTTTCCACCAATGCAAAATGTTGGTGACGACCTTCCGTTCTGATGTGTAACCTATAAACATATAATATCATGCTGTACGAATTTAAGCTTAAAGTAAACAAAGTTAACGAGAAAGGCGATGAAAAGGAAGTCACCGAACATTACATTACCGATGATGAACTTTTCGGGCATGTAGAATTAAAAGGCAATGAACTGTATAACGGCGATTGTGATGTTTTCGCAATCAGCCGAAGCAAGATACGTGAGATTGTCAATGAAAAGCAGGAAGATGAGTTCTTCTATAAGGTTACTCTCGTTGAGATTTTCGTAGACGACAACGGCAAAGAAAAAGAGAACAAGTATTATGTTCTAATAGCTGCAAAAGACATGGACGATGCCAACAAAAAGGCAGCGGAATACATGAAGCAAGGGCTTCAAGACATGAAGTTGGATGCCATAGCCAAGACAAAGATATTAGACTTGATATAATTAACCAAACGCCCTCTGCTCACGCAGAAGCCCCGTGAAAGGTTCGGGTTAAGTGATTTATACTTTAGCTAATTGTTAACTACTCTTCCCGGTGTGGTTTGACCACCTATCCGGAAGCAATTTGTTAACCTGCCTGCCCGGTCTGTGAAGATATGGCGGGCAAACGGGGAATATGGTAGCGTTGAACGTATTGGACGGTTATTCTTTTTGATTGCCAATTAGTATTAGTTATTCATTAGTTTATTATCATCTACCATCCAGCAAAACAACGTGCTCTGTTCGATTCGGAGCTCCCCACTAAATATAACTTATCATGAAACTTACAATAACCAAATCCGAACTTGCAATCATTCATAAGCTTGTGATAGACCGTAAACACGACATCCACAATATCGGTGGTGACAGCAAACAGTGTGAAGTACTTAGCAAGCTGGGCAAGAAGATTGCAAGGCAGGTAAATAAATCCTACAAGACATGAAGCCTTACGTAATAACCTCTGCGGTTCTTGTTACCTATGATGGGAAGAAGATACCGTTAGAGCGTATAAGAAGTGAGATAATAACCCGACCTATCCAGTTGACTAAAGAAAGGATACTTGATGCTTTCTCCACGATGAGAGACAAACCGGTGGATGTGGAACTTAAAATAAAGTATATATGAGACATTTAGAAGATAATCTCCAAAAATCTATAATTAAATATTGGGACTTGAAATATCCTAAATGGAAGAAACGGCTTGCTTGTGTTCCCAACGGAGGAAAGCGCAACGCCATTGAAGCCGCAAAATTCAAGCAAATGGGCGTTCGGGCTGGATTCCCCGATTTAATTCTCCTTATCCCCAACAAGTTCTATCCATTTTGTGGAATAGAATTGAAGATAAAGACTGGCAGGCAATCTGAACATCAGAAAGAATATCAGAAGGAGTTTGAAAGTATTGGCGCTAAATATGTCGTTGTCCGGTCACTTGATGAGTTTATAAAAGTTGTAAACGATTATTTGAAAGATGTATGACAATGGCAAAGGATAGCTTTAAAGTTCCCTCAATCAAAGAAGTTGTCAAAGAGATAGAACATATACCAAAATGTCCCAGGAGCGGAGAGATAAACATTTTGCATTTGTATATGGAAAGAAAACGTTTATCCCTTTCTAACAAAGATTGATTTACGATGGATGGATTTATAAAACTAAGCCGCAAGTTCTTCTCGAATGAATTGTGGAATGAAGCCCGGACTTTTAGCGGTTGCGAAGCGTGGTTGGACTTGATACAGTCTGCACGATTTGAGGCAACGTCCCGAAAGGTGAGTATCGGAGGTCGAGAAGTGGTCTGTAATCGTGGGCAATATCCAGCTTCCATACGTTTTTTATCAAGACGGTGGAGATGGACGGAAAGAAAGGTAAGAACATTTTTGGCACACCTTAAAAGCGAAGGTATGATTACTACTGACGACACACAAGGCGTTACCATGATAACCCTTTGCAAATATGATGAATATAACAGCAGTGACACACCAAACGACACAACATTTGACACATCTATATTAATGCAAATCAATAAATTACAGTCGCAAGTGACACACCTTTTGACACAACAAGTGACACAGCCGTCTAAAAAACGACACACGGGTGACACAAATACTAAGAAAGGAGAAGATAATAATAAAGAATCTCCTAACGGAGATAAGAAAGAAGCCGAGGCTTCTTCATCCGCTTCTTTAAATCCGGATTTTATTAAATTCAATGATTGGTTGAAACGGAAAGCGCCTTTCTGTAGTAACCCTAAAAACTTTTCTACTCAAATCACGGAAACCGAGTTCCTAAAACTCAAAGAAAAATATACGGGTAAACAGATAGCCGACATTATCGAGCAGATAGAGAACCGGAAAGATTTACGTAAACGATATACCAACCTATACAGGACGGTATTAAATTGGGCAAAGAAAGAGTATGGAAGTTAATGTACAATTACGTGACGAGGAAGCAGAGAAAATCGTTCTCGGCACTATTATCGCAGAACGTGACGCAATAGAGCAAGTAAGGGATATTCTAACCGAAGAATGCTTCTATAACCATTTCCATGCGGAAATATACAAGGCGGTACTGCAGGTTGTATCATCGGGGAATAGAGCTGACCTTGTTTTCGTAAAGGGTAAGCTGGAAGAAAACGGAGTGAAATTCGATATAGTTGAGTACATGAAGATTGTATCATGCCATACTTTCGATTTGTATCAATACGCTTCAAGGCTCCAAGACCTACATATCCGAAGAATGTTTTACTCTATAGGGCAATATCTTGTTTCCAACTCATATACTGAAGCGGAAGACATTGAAGATGTTGCAAAAAAAGTCAATGACGACATGGCTTCATTGTTCAAATCAAGCAGCACGACCGTTTCCTCAATAAATGAAGGAATTGAAAATGTGTACAAAATGATTAATGATAACCTATCCGGAAGTAAGCCGCTTACCGGAACTCCGACAGGATTTGAGAAGATAGACGCCAAATCCGGAGGATTGCAGAAGTCTGACTTGATAATTGTTGCAGGTGAAACCTCTCAAGGAAAAACGAGCCTTGCAGTGTCTATGATGCGCAATGCGAGCCTTTCGGGTGCAAGGATAGCCATGTATTCAATGGAGATGAAAAAAGAGCAAATTGCGGCTCGTATTCTCTCTATGGAAAGTGGAGTACCAGCCAATCAAATCATGTATTCGAGGCTCACCGATTCACAGATACAAGCCATTGACAAGGGGGTTGGAAATATCGCGGGGAAAAGCATATATTTTGACGACCGGAGCACATCAAACATAGACACAATCATATCCTCTATCCGTTACATGAAGATAAAGCATGATATTGACGGTGCCGTGATTGACTATCTGCAAATATTGAATGTCAATATGAAAGGAGCTAATAAGGAGCAGCAGATGGGTGATGTGGCAAGGCGGTTGAAGAACCTTGCAAAAGATTTGGATATATGGATTATCGCTCTTTCCCAATTAAACAGGGATAACCTTAATCCGGTTCCCACTCTTGCACGACTTAGAGATAGTGGACAGATAGCGGAAGCTGCCGATGTGGTTATTCTCATATATAGGCCGGAAGTAAAAGATAAGCCTTATCCGGATGAGTTTAAGAATGTAAGCACGAAAGGTACTGCTATGATTGATATTGCCAAAGGGCGTAATATCGGATTACTGAAATTTATATGCGGTTTTGACGCATTGACAACCAGATTCTATGATTTGGATTATGTGCCAATCGGTAACATGAATGAATCCATCCAAGAGGAACAGCCTTTCTAACAGAGTATAATGGCAAAGAAAAAAGAACCCCTCTCCCCCGTCCACTGCCACCAATGCTCATACGCCAAAGACTTTATCGGAAACTCATGCCTCTGTAAGGCTAAAGGTCATAGGGTATGCGCATGTGACAGGTACGGAAGGATATGTGAGAATTTTAAGAAAAAATAATTTATGGATACAGAACTTGAAAAGAAAATCGAACAATTGGAGCGGCAGCGTGACGATGCACTGCGCATACGCTGCCCGTTAGTGGCAAGGAAATACCAGCGGATGATTGACGGGCTTGCCAAAGAGAGCAGGAACAGGAGTACGGACAAAACAGAAGCAAAAGGCAATGACTACTGATACGGCAACCAGGATAATCAGCAAGTATGAGAGCCTTGTAGTCTTGTGCACTTACAACATACTGTTCACTAATGACATCTGTTGCGGGCAGGTTATCGAGTGCCTGCATGCGATGAAACGCACGCCTTATTACAGACATGCGTTCAAACGGTACCTGAATGACGCCGACAAGGCAAGAAAGGAATACGAGCGTACCGTAAACAGGGTTATCGGCACAGACCGCAGCGGGTTCTTCGCCGAATGCAACGACAAGTACACGGAAGAAGTGAACAAGCATGTGGAGATGCTGTACTGGCAGTTCAAGCAGGTGCTTGATAACAACGGCATAGCGCATTCCGCAGAGCTTGCAAGGTTTGAACTGGCAAGGACGTTGTGCGACTACGCCTGCATCCAGTTTGACATAGGAGTCGATGAGCTCCGGAAGAAGGACACACGGTTTAAGGGCTTTACGCTGGACTACCTGAAACTGGCTAATTTGGCAAGGATGATGAACCTTGCTTCCGACAGTTTGAAAATCAGCAAAACGGTCAATATGAACGCAGAGCGGTGGGCGGCATTCAATGTATTGACAAGCAAGCTGTCGGATGCGGATAATATTGCCAATGCGATAAAAGTTTAGTGAGATGAAACTGATTTATAACCTTATAACTCTCCTCATGGACTGGCTGTCGGTAGAGGTCGGAGCGGATGAAGAGTGGTTTTGAATATATGACAATGAAGAAAAACGAACTAACGCACGGTTCTCTGTTCAGCGGTATCGGCGGCTTTGAGTTAGGGGCTGAAATGGCGGGAATTGAGACTTTGTGGAATTGTGAGATTGAAAAATTTCAAGGTGAAATATTAAAAACAAGATTTCCTCATGCAGAGAGATTTACAGATATTACAAAAACGGCAGGACTCCGATATGTGGACATCATTAGTGGAGGATTTCCGTGTCAAGACATCAGCGTTGCCGGAAAACGTGAGGGTATTAAAGGGAAACGCTCAGGGTTGTGGAGTGAAATGCACAGAATTATACGGGAAATTAGACCTAAGTACGTCATCGTTGAAAACTCGCCAGCTCTCGTTATTTCCGGTCTCGAACAAGTGTTATGCGACTTTTCCAAAATCGGGTATGATGCGGAATGGCAATGTATATCAAACTACGCTTTTGGATACCCACACAAAAGGGAAAGACTTTATCTTATTGCCTACTCCGACAAAATCGGACTGCAAAGCAACATACGCAAACATGGGAACTTTGATTCGATATTTAAACAGTGGGCATCAGATACGAGTGTCGGATATTCTTGCGCAAAAAGGATTCTTGAAATCCCAGCGCATAGCATTGTTAGAAATGATGATGGGTTTTCCAATTGGACACACAGAGTTGGCGCTATAGGGAATGCTGTTAATCCAACTGTGGCAAAATACCTGTTCGAGTGTATTAAAATATTTGACAGTGAATTGAAGTAGTATAAAAACGGAAAAATATTAAACTATGCCGATAAGCGAAGTATATAACATTGACTGCATGACGTATATGCAGTCTATCCCGGACAAGTTCTTTGGTTTGGCTATTGTAGACCCTCAATACGGAATAGACATCATGCACAAGGGCGGAATGCCCAAGCATCTCGGGTTCAAACAGTACGAACGCAAGGACTGGGACAGAAAACCGCCCGGCAGCGGGTATTTTAAGGAGCTGTTCCGGGTTAGCAAAAATCAGGTGATTTTCGGCGGCAATTATTTCATCAGGCATTTATCTCCCAAGATGGGCTGGATAGTCTGGGATAAGGGACAGCACGGGTTGACAATGAGTGACGGTGAACTGGCGTGGACGAGCTTCGACAAAGCCCTGAGAATAATTACCCTGAACAGATGTACGATAGGCGAGTATGGCGGCAATATCCACAGATGCCAGAAGCCGGTCAAGTTGTATGCTGAAATACTGGGTTGGTATGCCAAGAAAGGCGATAGGATTCTCGATACCCATTTGGGAAGCGGGAGCAGCAGGATAGCTGCCTATAAGCTGGGATTTGATTTCTATGCCACAGAGATAGACAAGGAATATTTTGAATCCCAGGAAGAACGTTTCCGCCGGGAATGTTTCGGTGAGACAAAAACCGGGAAAGGAACTTTGGTGCAGACAAGTTTATTTTGAAAAGCAAAATTAGTATGATACAAAGTATTGGCGCATTTAAGTACTGGCTCCGGATACACGGCTATCGCCTGGAGTGGTTCGGTACTGGAACAAAAAACAATCCGATAAAGGTTAAATCTAAAAAGAAAGATTAGCTTATGTTTAAAAGAAGAAAAGATGAAAAATTAAGGCTGTGCTTAGTAAAGCAAGCTGGGTTTACATTGGATGAAATTCCATTAGTTTACGCTTTTGTTAAAGGCTCTAATGAAGCATTGTCGGAGCTTCAAGAGTTCCGACAATGGAAAATGTATAAAGAGAAGCAAAAGGTCGAATACAACCTTTAGTCTTTCTCTACAAGCAACGAAATGACAAATACAGGATAAGGCTGCCCGTCTTTCCCTATTTGATGATTAAATGTCGTAGAGACAATCTGTTTGACATTCCATCCCTTTTCATTCAGTTGCTCGGTTACATCATCCAAATTCATTCCATAGGAATCAATGACGTTAAAACGTCGGGAGAAAGTTAAAATTCTTTGTTGCATAGCATTAAAATTTAAAATGTGACACAACAAAAGTAATAAAAATCGGGCACGTAATCCATTCCTTATGACAAAGTTTAAAATGTGACAATTTTATCCTTACGGATGCGTGCCCTCCTAATCGAAATATTTATGAAACAGACATTGGAGGAAGCAGCAAAAGGATTTACAAAATCAGTAATTGATTCATTCGGAACAAATGGAGTTCCGAATAGTATTTCTGCAATTAAGGGAATGATTGCTCTTGGGTTTAAAAGTGGTGCTGAATGGCATGCCAGGCAATCGCCGTGGATAAGCGTTGAAGAACGGTTGCCGGAAAATACAGGTTGGGTATTTGTGGCAGGTGGGTGCTATAAATATCGTGTCCTGTTTTACTGTGGAGGTAAGTTTTATACAGGTGAAGACTTAACAACATACGATGGAGGAGTTCTTTTTTGGATGCCTATCCCCTCTTTCGATGAGATACTCGAAGCCAACAAGGATGTACTGGAACGGATTAAGGAGAAAGGAGATTAAATATGAGAAAGATTGTACAGTTAGAAGAATACGAGTATAATAAGCTTGCAGACCTTGCCAATCTCAATGAGAAACAAATCGAAAAACGTGCCATTGACCTATGGAAAGAAAAAGGCGTGGCAGATATAACAATCAAGATAAATGCTGGAAGAGACTATAATGATTGCTGTCGTATTGATTGCGATACATCTTTCTTTTATAAAGATGATAGGTTCTACATTCCAGAGAATGTACGGGTGAGATTCAGGAAAATCATCAAAGAAAATGTGATGTGGAATATTGAAGAACGGTTCGGGGGCTTAAAAGAAGCGATAAACAACCTCAATCGGAAAGCTAAATGGATTAGTTATACAAAATTCATATTTTACATGATGGCTTTGTCCGGTTGGGCTGTAGCTGCCGTGTTGTTTCTTATGCGTTAGGGGAAAGGAGATAAATTATGAAAATGAAAACTTACAAACAAGTTGAGGTTGACGCTACATACATGTATGTCAACACTGCGGTTCGCTACTGGGAAGATTCGGAGGTGAACGGGGAAAGAGATATTGATTTTCACGAAAGCAAAGGAGAGGGCGTGCCACTTATGCCCTGTGCCGTTAAGATAAAAGAGAAACCTACTGATTCCATATATTCGAACCATTACCGGTGGCAACCGATTATAGACATTGAGAAAGGGAAAATCATCAATTGGGAGGAAGGAACCACCGCAAGCGTGCATTACAAAGTCTGTGACGAATTCTCATGTGACATTAAAGATTCCAACGGCAATACCGTTTACGAATATGGCGGTTATGTTCCTGAAATAATGTGCCCTAAAGATAGAGGATATGGCGACTACATCATTATGGATATTGATGAGAAGGGATTCATTCGGGGTTGGAAAAATCATTTGATTAAAGACATTGTGGGAGAAGAAAGGGAGGAATAATTATGAAATCAAAACAAGTATTATCAATCGAACAAATGAAGCACTTGCAGGAGCTTGGATTAGATACGGGTGATGCAAGTATGTACTGGAAAAGGGTATCACATGGAAGCCGTATTGATGATAAATCGAAAGGTAAATGGTTTTTGAGTTTACAGAAGGAGTTTCAAACTTGCGGGTTTATGTCGTATGAAACACTTCCTACTTATACCTTGCAGGACATCATACAGAGGTTACCGCCCTCTATCAATATATGTATGCTGCATATATATCCTGCTGCTGACTTGTGGTATTTCGTGTACATGGATTCTTACACCCGTACTATTCTAAGCACGAAGTATAGTCCGGATATTATGAATGCAGCCTATCAGATGTTGTGTTGGGTGATTGAAAACGGACATTTAGAAACAAACAAGTAATGATATGGAACGAATAGTAGAATTAAGAGGATTAGAAGGAGTATATTGTAGTGATGTAGTTCATGCTTATATGTCTTGCAATGCAGAAGACGTTCAAAAAGCTTTGGAGATTGGGATTCCATGTACTGGAGCAAATGACTACGGAGCGTATAACATCTATTTTGACGATTACGGAAGAATATGTTTTGAATATATGCAACGTTGTGTAACAAGAGAATACAGATACGTTGAATCAATAGAAGAGGCTATAGACTGGATGAATAGATTTATGAATAATGGAGGTTGATTATGGGTAAATATAGATACAGAGAAGTAAAGAACTATATCCACAACGAACTAAAGTTGACTAAAGAGGATATAAAGGAAATTATGATTCCAATCGTGAAAGAAGAAGTCAAACGTATCTTTCATAACACCTACGGAAACGACGTTGATATAGAGAGGTGGGTTCGTTGTATGGTTTCCAACGAGATACAAAGACATGGTGATTACTCTATGATAAGGAATTTATGCAGGGAGATAATTAAGGAGGAAATTGCTGATAGGTTGTCAATTGATATAAGCCTTAAAAGAAAAGGAGATGAAATCATGTTGAACGAACAAGAACCGTAAAACACATAGGAAATGAGCAGGTTTGAGAAAGAGATACTTCCTTTTATGGAAGAAATGATTATGAAAAAGCTCCGTACATATAACGTATATAGCATAAATGAGTACGAAGACATACGGAAGGCGGTGAGATATTCAATAAGGTTTTGTAAGAAAAATAAAATTGTTAGATATGGAAGTAAAGAATGGAATAATAATAGACGGAGTGCTGCATGAAGGTTTAGATAGAATGATATTTCCCTGCAAAGAATGTTCACTTTATAAAAATGTATGCAGCCCTATCGTAGAAGAACGACTATGTGATGCACTTGGCTGTGAAGTATTCATCAACCGTGGAAAAGTAAAAATAGAGAAGGAGGAGAAATAACCATGAAAGAAGAATTTGTAACGCTTGAAACGGCGAAGCTGCTGAAAGAGAAAGGCTTTGATTGGAAGTGTGAACGCACGATAGATTGCGATAAGATTATTAGAAAATACGACCGTCCGCAAAACATGTCATGCTGTACAGAAAGAAATGGCGAATTAGTTGAATTTTTGTGTCCAACATTATATATAGCCCAGAAGTGGCTACGGGAAACCAAGAACCTGCATATTGAAATATACCGCAATGCTTGTGGTTATGGCTACGTTATTGTGAAAGCGAATAATGGGACATGGATAGATGATGATGATTGTAAAGGGCCTAACGATGGCGGAGTATGGGATGATTACGAGGAAGCATTGGAAGCTGGAATACAGGGAGCATTAAAACTTATATAGCCATGAATAGAAACGAATACCGGAAACGGTGCAAGCATTACAGCCCATACAGCGGACAATGCTATAAGAAGTCGTTCATATCGGGGATAGCAAACAATGTGCATGTAAACATGCAATGTGATGGGAAATGCCCCCGTATGAGTAATTACGACAAGAGAAATAAATTAAATAGCCTTGGACGGGCTTTGTAAAATCCATATTGATATGAAAAAGTATATTGGAACAAAACAGATTGAAGCCGAACCTATGACAAGAGGTGATGCGTGGGGAAAACATCTCCTCAGAGAAAAGCCGTCAACGGAAAATTTTGACGATGAGGGTTATCATGTTCGTTATGAAGATGGATATGAAAGCTGGTCGCCTAAAGATGTATTTGAAAAGGCATACAAGGTAGCTGATACTCCTCTTGACCGTATGTATATCGAATATAATGAGTTGATGGACAAACATAATAAGTTAGTCCTGTTTCTTGGCCGAAAAGATGCTGTTGAAATAGCTGGTGAAAATCAGGTCACTTTAATGGAGGTTCAAAAAGTACAGATGCACGACTACCTTCTTACTTTGAAAGAGCGCATTGGGTTAATGAAGAAATAAATATTGCCATACGGCGGTTGGACGTCTGCCGTATGGCTCAAAACAGAATAAATATGGATACAATGAATTGAGAGAAAATAAACACGGAAAAAGATATTGATTATGAAACGTGAAATAAAATTCAGGGCGAAAGCGATAAACGATGAGTTTTTTCAAGGAGAATGGGTGGATGGTTATTATACAAAAGCATTATGGAGTGGCAATCTCGTCGACATAATTACTGACGGAGCGCATGAGATACCAATTCAGATAGAGACGTTGGGGCAGTTCACTGGGTTACACGACAAGAATAAAACGAGAATATATGAGGGCGATATTGTCCGTATGAGTTATGTTGCTGAAATTTGTACCGATGATGACTGCTATGAAGAAGAAGGCAAATATGTTGGAGTTGCCACGATAACTGCGAACAAAGGTGTCTGTCTTAATCCTTGTATAAAAAATGAGCTTGACAAAATCAAGTATAAACCGTTGTCCGCTTATAGGAGTGAGGTGATAGGTAATATTTACGATAACCCGGACTTGATAAAGCAATAAATCTATGAGAGATTTTTACGAATTAATAAACCAATATCCATGGACGACTATTATTATTGCCGTTTTCTTCTATGAAATACTTGATTTAATAATGTCGCATTTGAAACGTAAATAGCTATGAATAAGTTAGAGCACATCGCCACAATTGATTACTGCTACTGGCGATTGGGAAAGTTAAATGAAACTCTTTCCAAGCCTAAATCAGTTATGGAGCAGTTAGTTGATAAGTCTTGCGATTATAATGAAGTAGAAGAAATTAGAAAAGAAGGCATAATGCTTGTTGAACAAATTATTGAAAGTAAGAAAGTTATTGGTGCGGATTATTCGGGCGATAGTAAGTTCCTTGATAAATTGAAAAGTAAACAGGCATATGAGTAGACTTATACAAAGCAACCCTAATCGGCTGGTTTTCCCACGCAGACAAATGGTATCACAAAATTGGAATAATACATTGAACATGAAAGTTATATTTCTTGATATAGACGGAGTGATTTCCACGCAAAAATCGCATTATGCACTTGATAAGGATGCGTGTGATTTACTTGGCAAGATTATAGATGCTACGGATGCCAAGATTGTCATTTCTTCGTCTTGGAGAAGAAACACGGTAGAAGATACAAAGGAAGAATTGACAACCGTAAGGCATTTAGTCCCATTCCCATTTCCATACGCTGACAGAATCATAGGAGTAACTATAAGAGCATATGCTTACGTTATGCAAGGTATTCATCTTGGTATCCCTCGTGGAGTTGAGATAAAACAATGGATTGACACTCATATCCACTCTGATAACGGTAAAAATTGGGACTATAAAGAAATTGGGACTGATTTTAACTACGTAATACTTGACGATGATAGCGATATGCTTCTTGAGCAAGCTGAACACTTTATCAAGACTGATACTTTAAACGGTATAAGCGAAGAAGATGTTGAACGGGCGATTAAAATACTGAACAAATGAGAAAAGCAGAAAGAGCAATCAGGGACAGGCATACCCGCATCCCGGACAAATGCAAGAAGATAGATACAACTGTCAACGGCGATGCGGAAGCCCTCGTCGAGCAGCATAAGAAAGCGGAGAAACAACTGTTTCCCCTAAGGCTAAACAAGAATACCGTTATTTACGTCACAAAAGACAAACAGAACGAGGCGTATGCAGAGAGGGCACGCAAGCGCATGGGCATAAAGGGCGAGCCTAACAAGCCGTTCATTGACCCGCTTTCAGAAGAGAACATCACCAGGATGTACAAGGAGGAAAACATGCCGCCCCGGAAAATGGCTGAAATGCTGGATGTAAGTGTAAGGACGGTATATCTGAAATTGGCTAAATACGGGCTTACGAAGGTGAAATGCAGGTAGTTCGGACAACTTACAGACACACCGATACGACCCTCGCCAAAACAGCAAGAGGTATAATCCAATGGATGAACCGTTCAAGGCGTTCTAAACGTTCCATTGGATAACCCGGAAAAGGCGGCAATAGTCCATGTAAAGGACGTTGTCCGCCAATTCAAGCAGTTCGTCTATGTAATCCCTTTTTCGCATCACGTTCAAGTTTTCTACGTTGTTGACGGTTTATGCCGTTTGCCGCGGCAAGGCTGTTTAACTTATCCCGCTCCTCGGGAGAAAGCATGTTGTATACTTCTTCCCGTGATTTGCCTGATAATATGGCTTGTACTATTTTCCACATAAGTTACGTCTGCAATGTTCACATAAGAATTTCCTCGCCACCGGGAACATCTTCTGTCCCACATATCCGCTAAGGTACTGCGCTTCCTCCCCGTACGGGTCGATGTCGAATGCCCGTGAGATATGCCGGCACAGATGCCCCTTCTCGTGGTCGAGAGAGTTCTGAAACTCCGCCGGGGAAGAAGTGAGGGCAATAACCATGACAGTTTCCCTGTCCCGGATATTGGAATAGGTGATGCCGGTGTTCAGATTACAGGCACGCATGTTCTTATAGGCGTTCATCAAATCCAGCCCCCTGCACCCCACACGTTGAAGGTCTGCGATGATGCGGTCGGTATAATAGCAGTCAACAGCATAGTACACCCTCACGTTCCAATCATATTCCGGTATGTAGAACTCCTGTACTATCATGGCCTTTCTTCTTCTTTTCTCTCCTCCAGCATGTCCTCCCAGGGGATAGGAACCCCCTTGCCGATGCAGGTGGCGTAGAACTCGTCGAACGCACGGCACGGGTCGCCGTCAACATCGTCGAGGTACAATTTCACATGCACGCACAGGTGCGCTTCATCCGCAAGGGATTTCTTGTAGAAATCGGCTTTCAGCATGTTGGCGACATAGCAGACGTCGTACAGCTCGTCATGCTCAACGGTTATCCCGTTCCGTTTCAGCATTTCGTCCACCTCGCTCTTCGTCCACGGCACAAGGCTTTTCTCCTTGCCGGTGGCCTCGTCCTTCACCTTCATCCTTGAAATGGCGAACTGTGCCATTCTCTTTGAGAAATGCCACCCGTAGCAGCCAAGATACTGCTGCATCCCCGGGGGAAACTTGTCGTATATATCCAATCTTTGTCCCATAGTCTTTTTCTGTTTTAATAAACCGGTAAAGGAGGGGATTGCCCCCTCCCGATTACATGAACTCACCGTTGGCGCGTCTGCGTCTGCGCTCGCCCATTTCATCACTGTATGGCGGCATCATGTGACGTTCGCCGTACACAGGATATTCCGGGAAATAGCCCGGCATGCGGCGCTCACCCATTTCGGAGCCGCTGTACCCCCCGCTGCGGCTTCCGCCATAATTGCGGTAACCCATTTCACCGCCCTGCATCTCACGCATGGCTTTCTCGTAACCGTGGCGGCATCCTTCCTTGTAGGCTTCCTCCATAGGGTTGCCGCTTCTCATACCGAAGTCGCGGTCATATTCGCCGCGCCCTTCTTCCATTATAGTCCACATTCCCATATTATTTCTTTGTTTTATTGGATGTTTCAGTCACCCCGAGCTGTTCCATAAGCCGTTTGTTCAACTCCATAAGGTCCGCCATGTTCTTGTTCATTTCCGACACCTGCCCTTTCAATGAGGCAATCTCCTGCTCCTGGCGTTGCTTGGCTGCAAGCTCCGGGTTAAGAATTGTAAGCATCTGGTCGCATACCATAAGGAAGTTCCGGTGGTATTCCACACTCTCCTCGCTTTGCTTCTTCATGGCAAGGACTTCGGTATTCATTTCATCCCTTGAACAGGTAACAAGCATACCGGTTTTAGCATCGTCTGCAATATCCGCATTGGCAGGGAATTCATACAAGTTGACATTTTTCCCATTTATGCTGACAACAATATCAACCACTTGTACGGGTTGGGGATAAGGCATGTTGGGAACTGTCCTATATACAGTCTTTATCGGACTTACATTAACAACTTGCCCGCATTCCAGATTTGGATTAGCGCCCCTGTGAAGAAGATATAATGTACTATTAGCTCGTAGGTTTTGAAACATATCGGTTTGATTTTTAAATGGGCTCCAGGCTGTGAGACACGGTCTGGAGCCCGGTTAACTACTTGCTCTTTTGAGCGGTTGTCTCTGCTGTCGGCGCCGGTGTGGTTGTCGGACGATACCCGCCATTTACAAGGTACAGCTCATTGGTGTACTTGTTGTAGTGGATTTCGTAGATACCCGTCCCGGCAAGGTTCTCGACACGTACCGGCTCGTTGCCATAAGCCATAAGCGGACGTGTGTCGCCGTTCGTCCCTATCAGGACAGGAAGTGTTGCGGTCGTTCCTGCCGGTATTTCCTGGCGGAGATTGACGTAGAAGCCCCCGACATAGTTACGCCCGTAAAAGGCGTGGTTCGGAAGCTCCAGGGTCACGTTCTCCGTACCGACTGTCACCTGCACGGTAGGCAGAGTATTGTAGTTCACCCTGCCCAACGTGGGGAACGGAAAGGGAAGTCCTGTAAAAAAGTTAGGCCACATAATTACCTCCTTTCTTACCGGAATTAACCCCAGTAGTTGTTGCAACCGCATCCGTAACCGCCGCGGCCGTATGCAACATCACCGGCATAAGCACCGTATGCGGCTGCCCGGTATGTGTCGAGGTTTACGCCGACAATGTTCGGGTATTGTACCGGAACCGTGTTGGGTAACTTGCATTTGATACCGTCAACGTCGCCCTGCAATGCCTGCAAGCCTGCCGCCAAAGGAGCAATCTGTTGCCCTACCGCATTCAGGATAGTGGCGTTTTGGTTACGCTGTGAGATTTCAGCAGTCAGAGTGGCTTTCTCTGCCGTGAGAGCCGCAATCTTGTCCTGCAATGCCTGGTTCTGCATGGCGTCCAACTTGGCTATGATAGCCTGTGTGTTAGCCGTTGCGCCGTCACGGAGTGACAGGGTGTTTTGGTTAGCTGTGTTAACCAAAGTGTTGGTTTGGTTACACATGGCAAGCTGGTTCTCATAGCCCATTGTCGTGATGGCATTCTGCGTCTTGCAGCAGCAATCTGCCAATTGTGTGAGAACAGCCTGGTTGCCGGACTGGAATGCGTTGATGATTTGCTGTGAGGACATGCCGACCTGGTTGCCGACATTGGCGATAAGCCCCTGGATGTTGCACAATGCGCTTTGCAGTTGCTGGGTAGAGCAGTTCAGGGAAGATGCAAGCTGGTTGATGGCGTTGCCGTTCCCTTGAATGGCGGACATCAGGTATTCACGGCCTACGTCACCGTTCAGTTCGGCAGGCAGACCGCCACCGTTGCCGAAACGGTTGCCGAAGCCGTTACCGCCCCAACAGAACCATAGCAGGATAATCCAGATGAACCACCACGAGCCGCCCCATTGGTCTTGGTTGCCGCGTCCCTGGTTCAATAAAGCAAGAAGTCCGGGGTCTACGCCCTTTCCTCCCATCAGGTTGGGCAACATAGCCATGATGTCGAATTTGCTTCCGCCACCATTGCCGCCGTTACCGTCCTGATTAAAAACGTACGTTCTTTCCATAGAGATTTGTATTTATACTGATTACGGTCAAAATCAACCGCATTACAAAGGTATAGATACCGTACCTGCCATGAAATCAGTTGTTTCCCAACGCTTTCCTAATGTTTTCCCAATATATTCTCAACATTTTCCCGCCTTCCATGCGCTCCTGGAAATTGGAAATCATGTAGTTTATCGCACGCTTGGTCTTGCGGATACGGGGCGCTATCTGTGAAGGGTACATTCCTCTCTCGACAAGCAGACGGACAAGCAGATAGCGGGCGTCCACGGTCTCCGTGTCCTTGTCCGATGAAAGGATGCGTTCAGCCGGGATTTCCGTTTCCTGCGAGACGAGATTGATTGTTTCGGCAAAGATTTCTGACTTACACATAGTTTTTCTGAATTTTATATTTATCTTTGCCCTGCCACATAGAACATGAGATTCAATGAACAAAGCATAAGACAATGCGTTGAAGATATTAAAGCCTCCAACGTGCATTGTCTTATGCTTATCATGTTTTTATGTGGCAATATTAACGTGAAACGTTGGGGGCTTTCTTTATACTCTAAGCCCCCGAAAGAGTGCCAGCTATAAGCCGACTTCTACATCGTTAATTTCTTTCTTGTCTTTATGGCGAGCCAAGCTATCACGAACAAAATACAGGCTATATTTATCGAGAGGCTGGCGCCACCGTAATTAACTTTAAAGCGTTCCCACCAAGACAGTTCCCGTTCTACCGGATAAGGCTTGGGAACTTCAACCCTTCTTAGCCTTTCGATGAAGTACGGTATCTTGACTGTTACCGTTGCATGAGGGTAGATGCCCAATGAGTGGTTTAATATACCATTACTCCATGAAGCGTAGCTATAGGCATACGGATTATGAAGGAATGACGTTGTATCGGCTACAGACACGCTATCCTTGTACGGAACCAATCTCTCTTGGAATGTGGTGTCATGGTAGATTATGCTGTCGATAACTTTTGTCTCAACGGGCATATATACCGTCCTCGTCCTGCAAGAACACACCGCTAAGGCAAGCAATATTACATACAGTAGTCTTTTCATATCTTTTCCCAATTATCCTTTAGCCAAGTGATTTCATCTTTGGTAAAACTGCGGTCGGCGATGATGATTTTGCCGTGACAACCATTAAATCCAGCAGTAGTATTATCTCTTATTTTCCCTATATACAAAACATTTTCATCGCTGGAACTACCGCTCTGAATGTTAGTGCCATTATATGTATTCTTAGTTTGATAAGTAATAACACCATTCTCAAAAGAAACATCATTATACTGCCCGAATGACAATACATGTTCTCTTTCTTGATATAGTTCAAAAATAAATGCTCCATTATTAGGAGTTTTTGCTTTACTGATAAATGCACTATTAGCAGTAAGTTCAAACCACGTCCTATCCGCCATCACCGTGTAATCCGTCAATATCGGGAAACCGTAGCAGACGGCGTACATCTTGCCGTCGTAGCAGAGCTGGTTGGGATAATAAGGTAAAAATTGTACTCTTAAATTCAACTCCTGATTAGTAGTGTAACTTGTCCTAATAACCGTATCCGCATCTGTTACAAAGTCTATATCATAAATGCCATCCTCAGTAATGCTATAATAAGTCTCGTTGGTGGTAGAGTTAACAAAATGAATAGGTCTATCTATGCCTGCAATTTTTATTTGCTGAGTAGAATTAACAATATTCTTATTTATGAAGAATAGATAAGTACCAGCAGCTAACGCTTTAACAAATGTTACTTCTTTTGTTATATTATCATATAGATATTCAAATCTATTCTGTTGGATAATATTCTCTGTTACATCTATGCCATAAACGCCCATTCCGCTGTTCAGCTTCCCCTTACCGCCGTACAGATAGGCGTGGTTACCGTTGCCGCTAAGGTCTTGGAGTATGGAGGTGGGGAGCTGCTTGATAGTGATGTCGCATTCGCCTAAGAAATTACACCATATGCAATATGCACTCTGATTATCCTCCCAATTAACATCATAGACACCGTCTTTTTCAACTATAAGCGCCCTATACGCACTTACATCATTTCCAAATATAACTTGTTGATTATCTTTTATTCCGGTTATATAAACTTTAAAATTCTCCGGTTTGCTATTGGTATATATAAGCGCACTTGTAACAGCAACATTGGTAACTGTTAAGGTATTAGGAGTAAGAGTACCCGTATATTTTTCTTTCTTATTATTCCACGGACGTTTACTAAAGTCCTCTGTATACGTCTCAATAACATCATAGTTAGCCATGCCCTGCTTCTTCGGGTCGTAGACAGCCTTGATTGCCTCCTTCATCCCCGAAGGCCATGCAAGCCCCTTTTTACCGCTATCGGGCACACCAATCCACGGTACACCAATGGAAGGCATGCTGATTACCGGCATGCTGATAGTGGGAATAGTGATGCCTTTCATTACTGCTCCTCCCTAATCATTTTGGCGGACTCTACCTCGGTTTGGCTCTTAATCGTTACGGTTATTCCGCTGGCTATGCCTACAAGACGGAATATTGCATCGGGCGCACCGTTTTCGCCACGAACGTCCGGATATAATACCATAGGCGTCATGTCTTCTATATTTGCATATGCGCTTATTCTTCCGCCCTTATTCTTTATCTGTATGGTTACGGGATTGCCGTCACTTACGAAGCTCGCTTGATATGATAAGCTATTGCCTTCTTTCTTTTCGAATGATAAAACTTCTGCTGCCATGATGTTTACTTTTTAGAGTTTCAATACTTGGTTTCTGTTCCCTCCCCCTCGATAGCTGACGTGTACCCAATCGGGACCAACTGCATCTCCTTTCTCCCAAATCAATTGGTCGAAGGGAAGTTTCAATTCTTGAATGAGGTTGAACAGTTTTCTGTTCTCTGCCGGAGTATTAGGTGTACCGACAATATCGGCAGCCCTTCCGTTCATGTGGTCGCTTGTTTTAGAACCGCCTACAGCCTTATTCAAAGCCGGACAACGGTAGCCGCTTGACACAACGATAGGTTTACCGTAAGCCTTTCTTAAAGGGTCAAGCACATTGTCAACCAACGCTTGTGCATTGGGAAGCAGTTCTTGCGGCAATCTGTTGTCTATAGCTTTCTTATCAGCCGTTTCGCTTTTAACCAGTTCTGCAATTGTAAAGTATCTCATGTTATTCCTCCTTTCTAAAATATTTGTCATAAACCACACGAGCCACCCATCCGGCAACAACACCGACACCGAATGATACGACAGTAGTCAGGTTCACCCAAAACGGTGTGTAGTGCATGTAAAGCATAACTCCCACGATGATAGCGATAACAATCGCTGCGATAATCAGTTTCTTTTTCATTTTGTTACTCCTTATCTTTCATTCAAATTGTGATAAAATTCTAATCTTATATTCGCATAGACCGACTCTACATTCGTGTATGCCCTCCCGTTGTTCGCTCCGTTTTCATTGTAAATCTCCGCTTCAACGGCTTTGGCAACCTGTTCTATCCATTTCCTTTCCGTGTATTCGGAAAGTCTGTTCCCACGATACGAAAAGCAGTCAAGTTTTGAATTCCTGTCCTCGTGTATGTTTGTAAGCAATGTACGTATCTTTCTTGCAGTAGCTTCCTTGTCTGATATATGGTTTTCTTCACGCACTTTCTTGATAATACGGCACACCTTCTCAACGGAAAGGTCGAAGAATACATTGCTTAGCGTTTTTATACGCAGCTGCGTTTCGGGCATGAGACTTTCCGATAGCACGTTCAACCGCTCGTTCTGCGCACGGGTTTCTTCCAATAGCTGCCTCATGGTGTCCTTATAGTCTTGGTTTATCTCTTTCTGTGATGTCATAAGCTGGTTTACCATATTCATAAACCAACGGAAACACGCCACCATCAACAAGGCTGATAACACAAGGAAAAAACCTGCGGTTATAGCCATCATTCCGAAATCACTAATACCCTTTCCTGTTTGAAGGGCTGCATTTACAACTTCTGTGTCCATGTTATCGTTCATTTGTCAATTATTCATATCTTTGTGTCTCTTATCAAATAAGCGAACTACTGTCATTCCGTTTTGCTCGTGAGAGTAGGACGGGATTTTCATATCTTGCCGTAGTATCTGAACCATGCACCCCATTTACGTTCTTTCAAGTAGTTCGGGTTGTCTTGGTTGAGTTTGGCTTCCATCTCAAATGCGCTCGCACGGTAAGCGTTTTTATTGACCTTGCCGTCCCCAATCTTGTTGTCTGTAAACAGGTGGTACACGAAGCTCACAAACCATTCTGTCAAATACAGAATGTAGTAGAATAGCGGGATAAGGAGCAACCACCACGCACTGACATAGAACGCCAGCAATACAGACGGGATAGCCGCTATCTCCATGCACTCGAAGAACTGTTTCTGATGTATCCGTTCATGACGTATGGTCGTTTCGGACAACTCCTTCAGCTTCGTAAGGATGAAGCCGAAGAGCATGATTGTTGTGTAGCCGCCAAAGAGTATCAGTTTGGCGAGCCGGCTGTTTAAAAAGATTAGTTTCATCATATTTTGTCAAATATTATAAAGGCTAGATAAAATCCTATATTCATAGGCGTAGTTATGTCAATAAGATTAGTTCCTATTTTTTTATCATAGCCTGTTGTCTCTCCCATATAAAGTATTGTTAAAATATAAATATCCTCATTGGACTGTAATTTTACATGCGTGTTTACGCTGTATGAATACCACTGGATGTGCTGTTTGGGAATGATAGTAACATCATCATTCCTTGTTAAAGTCAACTCTTTGCTGCTAAGGTTAGCAACTAATACGCTTGTTGTATTGTATGCATTAAAATCCGGTGCAATGGTAATCTCCTTTAGTAAATTTGCTACTCCCCCAGCCATGATTTGACTACTACCCACAAACAGCCCAGCTCCAGCCGAGCCAACTCTAAGATTACTGTTTTCGTTACTCATAATTGTTGTTTTAATCGGTTACACAATATGCTGTATTGGCATCCTTAGAGCCAAGAGCCTCGTATTCAGCGGCGGTTTTCTTGGTGAGGGTGGTGAGGTTGTCACTACGAACAACATCTGTGATTACAATCTTATTCTCACTGCTTGTTTCCGATACATCATAATAGTATATATAGCAAGATTTTAATGTTGAACCGTAACCAAAAGTAAATAGCAATTCAAAATATCCATTTCCCAGTTCTGATAAACAATACTGAATATTTGCATTTATGATATATCCAAAATAATTTCCAGCTTCTTCATCGTAATGTCTTGCGCTAAACCTAAGACCTCTATATCTCCCTTCAGCGTAATCCTCAGCAAATGATATAAAATTGCCAAATAATTCGTTAACCAATCCTTGTACGGTTTCTCCTGTTATAACGGTGTTATTAATCCATTTATTGAGAATAGTACCGTCTACGTTTCTAACAAGAATTTTATCATCCACATACTTCTTCGTCGCCGGATGATAAGGCTTCGTAGGCGTATATTCGGTCTCATTGTTTTTAGTGAGCACATCTGACTTTTCTGGAACTTCCACCCAATCTTTATTTTTACGACCGTAGACGTTACCGTTAGAGGGGGCTTCGTAAATATGATTTAAAACCTGAGACGATTGGGTAGCAACTCCATCCGTGACTGTTACAACTAATTGGAAAGTCGTTTCTGTAATAATTGCCATCATAAAATTAGCATTATTAGCATCCGTATAGGTAGCCATCGCCATTATCGGAATATATACAAGTTTCATCCCTGATTCTTCGGGGATGTTTGCCACAACACATACAGTATCTTTATTGACGATGCTCTGACATATATCCATGAAAGCGTCTTTCCCACCAAAGGCATTAAATATATCATCGGATGTTGCTTGATCGCTTAGGCTCATCGCAGCAGAAGGAATAACTACCACATTCCCCGAACCGCCACCCGCTATCTTCCCTTGATTAACCCAGTCGCCGTTTACCCATGCGTAGTAATCGTAAGGAGCTTCAGTACCTACGGCCATGAACCCGTCAACTGCCGAGCCGTCGGGAATGGCTTGTTTCAACAGCTCCAATGTGTCGTATTGCCCGACCGGTTTAAACGGAGCGCCCGGATTACCTCTCGGAATGGCGAAATTCAGCTTGTATTTCGGGTTGCCGCCTTCGTCCGTCCCGTCACTCGATACCGTGGCTGTGGCGGACGCCCCGGCTTCAAGCGTGGTGACCGTACCCATTGAGAACTGCGGCGTCTTGCCCGTGAAACCGATAGCACCGGACATATCGACAAGGAACTCGTAATTCCCGTCCGCCTTGACATACAGTTTTGCATTGTCCGGGTCTTCCACATCACCCGTGTTCACCAATACGAAATCACCCTCCGCAATGTCCGGGTTGCCCTTGTCGGCTTCCAGCTCGGCTACGGAAGCATATACTTTCTTGATAGAGAAAGCGTCGCCCTTGGTGTAGATGTCCGTCTTGTCATACGCTTTGGCGGTCTTGTTCCATTTGTAGACATAGTGGTCTTCGCCGATATACGTAGGATGCTCGGCTGTATCATTGGCGTTTGCCGCGGCGGTGTCGGCAAGGGTAGCCTTGCTGTTCGCATTCGATGCAGCGGTGTTGGCATTCTCCGTAGCCTGGTTTGCGGACGATGCGGAAGCGTTGGCGGCATCGGTGGCTGTCTTGGCGTTTTGGATAGCCTCGTTGGTGTTGAAGGCGGCTTCGTTGGCGGATTGGGTGGCGGTTTCGGCGGCGCTCTTAATCCCGTCAAATTCAGTCACTCGGGCTTTCTCGGCATTGACGCGTCCGGTTTCGGCGGTTATACGCTCATTCTCCTTGCTCTGCCTCTCCGTTTCTTGAGTCTGCCTACTTTGCTCGGATGCCATACGCTGGCTTTCCGCACTTTTGCGGCTTTCCTCGTTCTCTTCAACGGTGGCTTCCAGCTCACGTACATCGGTAGTTGCCTGTTTCGCGTCGTTGGTGGCTTTCACCACGTCCTCATAGGCTGCCTGAATATATTCCAACCCGACCTTGACGCTGGTCTTTACCCCATCCACCACCTTGTAGCCAATGGTGTACAACCCTTTCAGACTGTCGGCAAGAGTTAGTTCACTGATTTTCTTCTTTTTGATTGGCATAATATTGTACAAGTAAAAAAGCCCTTGAGCCAACGTATGGATACATTAGCTCAAAGGTTTGCATATTCTATGTTACTATTTTTAAATCCATTACGCGAGTGCCATTCATTTTTACTCCGTTTCTACAAAATTACCTTAGACGAAAAAGAATAATGAATTTTTGACCTGCGGATAACAAACAATAGGGAAAAGGTTTGTTATTTCCTTATCCACAGAAATGATGTATCCAGTAAGAACCGTCAAAGACATAAAAGCATGAAATCTGATTAATAGAATGGGCGCTCGAAGTTCCTCTATTATTTGCATTCATCAAATTCCCCTTCACGCTGATATTCCGGTTTAGCTGGTTTTTCAGATATATAATCTTTCCCTTTGTAGCAGAACTGGGTAAAAAGAGTACAGGGTCAAAGCTAACATCCGGGCCACCATAAATTATAATATCATCAGTTTCCTGGGCAGTATAGCTTGTTGGAGCTGACACCGAACTATATCCTTTATTGGTTACATTTAGCGCAAGCCCATAGGTGTTCAATCTTGTCGCATTCACAGCCTCGCCACTTCTGGCATTTAATTCTACGTCTCCCGTTGCTTTTATAGCATAAGTTCCATTACCGGCTTGTGCTATTACATTTATACCGATAGAACCATTACCATAAGCTGAAACACTAAGAGCGGTTGCCCCGTCTCCTCGAATTGAACACATTGCATCTGCTGAACCATTATTTACCCTAAAAAATTTTCCTCCCGATTTTTCTATTAGGATATTGGCTTGAGGATTATCAGAAATGTTGGATAATCCTCTACTTGTCACCTCAAACGCTCCGATTTTCCCACTTTCAGCATTAATATTTCCTGTTAAATCAACGTCCGTACCTATCAATTTACCGTTATGCAAAACTCTGAAAGGAGCACTCCAACGACCGTCTTTATTAGAACCAGCCCAAATGCGGACATCTGTATCAGAGTTGCCCTCCCCACTCATGCCGGCATTGACAGTCGTTTCATTACCGATACCTACAACACCTATCAAGCCATCTAAAAACCTTATATATCCGCCAATCTCACTGTTCAACAAGTCAAAATAAGTCTTACCGTCAGAAGAAACTATCTTATCCGTGGTTATTCGTCCCGGAAGTATCTCCGTAAAGCCGTACAACGTGGCAAAGCTCCTTTCTCCTCCATTCTCACTGTTCAGGATGCCGACAAGCAGGTGATAATAGCCGTCTATCTGCTCCAATGCAATAGCCGTCTCGCTCAAAAGGAACGTACCCGACTGGCTATCCTTGCTACACTTGGCATACAGATAGAATTTCTTCTCCGGTTCAACAAGTGAGGGGGAGCTGTATTCCGCCATATCCCAATACTTGTAATCACTTGCGGAATGATTGTTCTTGATTTCAGTTATGCCCAATGTCATGTGCTGGATGATGCCTGCCGGGGCGTTCAGCACCTTCGTGCTCTGATTGTAGGTTATCTCATACTTAACCGCAACCGGACTTGTCTTGGAACTGACGAACCGGTATTGCAGGCTTTCGTCACCCACGAGCATCTGCATGGTGGCGACCGTTATCGGGTTGATTGCACCGGAGAAGTTCAGCAGGCTGTCGGCAAGCATATCCATTGTCTCTTTCGCATCACGGTAATAACGCTTGGTGAACTGTTGCGCTTTCTTATAGTTCTCCTCAACCTGCACCTCGTTCGTTCCTATCTTGTTCAGCTCGTTGCTGATAGATGTGCCTACCGGAGTGTTTGACAGTTCTATTTCGGGACTGTACGGGTTGTTTACATATCTCTTGATACCTGTTATGCGGATTAACGAGCCTTCCGGGTGGAACTGGGTATCGGTGAACTTTACGAAGCCGCCCAACACGATTTTACCGCCTACCGTGAGCCAACGCTTCTTCGCCCAGATGCCGTCCAGCGTGCCGGTGAAGGTGAACATCTTGTCCTCATGTTCGTAGAGGTACTTGACCGCTTCCCGGAACACATCCCATGATGCGCCCGTCCTCGTTGCATTGTCGCAGATATAAGCCTCGGGCAACTGGATATTGAACACGGCATACGTGTCGCCAACCTTCGGCATCCACACACCGCCGTCCGGCATGGTAATGCCGTCTATCTCCTGCGGGACAAGCTCGAACTTACGCCCAACATGAGTATATTCAACCTCGAACTCCTTGCCGGAAAGCATGCCCGACTGGAAAATAACGGTCATCTTCTCGCCTTCGATAAGACAATCCTCAAAGTTTAGGTTACCCGGAATGTCGTTATCGTAGAAGTCGTAGAAATGTTTCTCCGCATCGACCGTATCAACCTTACTGACCGTCCCAACCCTTGACGGGTAAATCTCGGTGCAATCCAGGCTGTCCTCTTTGGCAGTGGTTAACTCACGGTCGGCACGCATGACACCCGTACCGTATTCGTCTGTCTTATAACTACGGGCAAGGGAGGCATCAAAACCTTCCTCTCCCTCGAAGTGTGTACCGTCATAGCGGACGGTCTGCGACTTGGGCATCAGCAGTTCTTTCGCACCGTACTTGGAGTAGTCGATATTTCTATCAGTCGTTTCCACAAGGATGATTTCGGGCGGTATATCACCGCTTTCCCGACCGACACCCGTCTTGAAGCCGTGACCCTTACCGTAGGATAGGAGTAGGGGATTATCCTTGTTGTACTCGACCTTCCTTAGATGTACAGTCTTTGTATGCACCCCCTCTATGATTGTCTCCGTAATCTGGTACTCGGTTTCATAGGCGTCCGCAAGCTGGTTCAGACCATCCAAACAATAGGTATGGTTATAGTTAATCAACTTCTCCGTACCCTCGATACATTCACCGATTACCCACCCCGAAGAACGGCGGTTCAGATTATCGACAATCAGTTTGAGGTGCTCTTTAGGCTTGGCGGTATAGGGAAACTTGATACGGTTGTCCGCCGTATTACGTACCTGCCATAACTCCGTATCCGCTTTGGAGGTTTCAAGAATAAGCGTGTATTCGTAGTTACGCTCCGCATTCTTCTTGAAATTGCTGTCCTTCTTGAGAGAATAACGCTTGCCGTAGAACTCACACCATGAGCCTACGGGAATATTAAGATAACCCGGATGGGAGAAATACAGCGTAAGCGCATCTTCACCCATTACAGCCTCGTAGGAATAACTGTTGTCATTCGTAAGGAGGTCTATTGTTTCACTTCCGTTATACAAGGTAATCATATCTAATCTCCTAAATCAATAAAGAATTCATCATCTTCGGTAACTATAAACTCGCCCGCTTCCGAAGCAAGCAGGTACTCTGCATTTTCCAGGCGGAAGCAAGTGAACACAAGTGTAAGCGTAAATTCCCACCATACGCCGCCAAAAGGATTAAAATTCTCCGTCTTGCAACTCTTGTAGTAACAAGGGTAGCTTTCAGACCATTCATCGACATAGAAGGTTCGTTCAGCATCCTCATATTCGTACCCTTCATCATCAGTCTTAGCGGACAGCTTGGTGAGGTCATGCAGCAGGGCGTCACGGTTACGCCAGAAGGTTTCAAAATCAGGTGCACGCATCAGGCATTTAAGGCTCACATCCTTTGTCTGGAATTTCACGTATTCACCGTCGTAGACCGCACCGTCCCGGTACTTGAAGTTCTGCAAGAGGTTTTTCTTTACCGTCGGGGTTTTAAGAATTTCCGCATTGGTTCCCTGGAGGATAAGTACACCATAAGCAGACAAGTCCACATCGTCCAGCTCGTAACCTTTTGGCAGCGGGATTGCATTCACCGGTTCCTGGTAGACGTAATCGGTCAGCCAGGGAAAGTCGTTGGCGAAGGTGAACTTCGAACGTTCGGTACTGCTGTACATCTCGAAACTGTTCTGTGAGGAAAGACGCAGCCGGAATGTACGGCCAAGATGCGGGAAGTTAAACTCGTGATAACCCATATCCGAGAGCATGGCAACAAAGTTTGCAAAATGCCATTCTTCGAAAAAACCGAATTCGAGGGTAATATCTTTTGCATCGAGAAATACGGACGAAAGTTCGAACTCCTTGCCGTCATATTCCGCCCAATCATTACTGTCCGGGGTCTTGGAGGGCGGGAATGTAACCAGCTCGCCGTAATTGCCTTGTACGGTAGACACACCGTATTCAGTGTATACATCCTTACCGTCTATATATAATTGGTCTTTCATCGCTTAAGTGCTATTCCTTTAGTGTTCAATGTATCAATACCGCTTTTCATGGCATACATGTATTCCTTGATTTCCACAAGGTTAGAAGTATAATTATCTATGTTTGCCAAGTGGTTAAGAGCATCCCTGCTTTGACTTTCGATAGCCTTAGCCGTTTTGTCTATATTCGTAGTTGATGAAAGATTGGCGAAAGAGTAACTTAATAAGCTCTCAATTCCATTAGCCATACGGGAAACGTTCTCATTAAGAGTATATGTATGGCTTTGAATAACAGCCAATCGTCCGTTATTTTCGTCTACGGAGTCTTGAGAAGCGGTTGCAATACCTTTTTGCGAGGCTTCACGGGTGGAATCTTCCGACTGTGCCAAATCAATTCCGGCATCCTTAAAATATCCATTAACCGTACTTAGTATGTTTTCAAGTGCCGGAAGATTTCTTTCATAATCATCAATCAATGAACCAGTACGATTTGCCACCTGTTTCATTAATTCTTCTTCACTTAACTTTCCGCTTGCATATTTTTCGTAAAGCTTTGCGATATCATCATCAAAATCTCCAATAACTTTGTCAAGGACAATAGTACGCATCATGTCAGACACAATATCCCTGAATGTGTCAGAAGCATAATCCTTAAAACTATCTAAGGCATCTTTTCCATTATCCAGCCAATCCCACAGGCTATCCACGACATTGTCTACCAATGGCTCATACAAGGAGCTTACATACTCATGCAATTGTTCTATGTATTCGTCGTATTGCTCACGAAGCTCTATCAAGGCTTCAAGGGTTTCTTTAGTCTGACCGACAAGCTTATCGCCATAATTGTCAATAAGAGATTGCGCCAGTTCTTTATTAATTAATCCTTCATCATCAAATAATTCACCTAAGCCCTGATTCCTTGCCCACGTAGCAAGGTCTTCCGTTTTTTGAGAATGCCCACCGATACCAGTACCAAGAAATCCACTGCTTTTTTTTCTTGTTTCGATACGAAGATTATTAATAGCAGCAGTCATACCTTCGTCATAATCGCCCTGTCCCCATATATTTTTCCAGTCATCCCACCATGACAAAGGAGATAAATTACCCATTACCCAATTGAACGCCCCTGTAAGCCAGCCTCCCCCACTCTGATTCTGGTAAACAGCTTGTGATTCCATTGCCTTGTCTACATAAGCCTCATATACTTCATCATGTACCTTTTTGTAGTCGCGGAGGTTTCGCAAGTTGTCGGTAGAGAACCATCCAGCCTCCGCCTGCTGTGCTTCAAGCGCGGCAATGCGATATTGATTGACCGCATCGGTAAGCGCATTTATTTCTTTGGCTTTTTCTGCATACGCTTCGTATTGTTTGAAAGCCTTATTACTCCCAAGCTCACTAATTTCTTGGAGTAATTGAATCGCCGATGATATTATAGTAAGTATTACAGAGGCTTTTTCTATTGTAGATATTGATTTGGATGCAGCCTCAGAAACACCTTTTATTGCAGATGATGAATTATCGACCAACGTCATAATTCCATCCACCATTTGCAATGTAGAAGATGCGATTTCCCCTGCCGTCGAAAGAATTTCTCCTGCAACTCCACCGACAGCATCTCCCAAGTCTTCAAACCCGTGTTCTACTTTCTGTAATGTTTTATACAGGTCTTGCCATTCTTTAATACTTCTCTTATTCGGAGATGCTGTATTCTCATTATTAGATTTACCTATCTGCTCGTTTAATGTATTAATCTTTGCACGAAGTTCTGCCAGTTCTGGACTGTTTGGAGAAAGAAACTCCATCCGTTCCAGTTCTTTTTCTGCATCGGTAAGTAACCGTTGGAGCTCTCTCAAACTCATATCTGCAATACTATCAGCCCACGACTGGAACGAGTCTTCACGCATGGCAAACTCTTTGTCTATGGATTTCAGTGTTTCATCACGTTGATATGCCAACTCATCCTTTTGCGCACCAGTAGCACCGGCCTTTTCCAGCTTCTCTAAATCCCTTTGATATTGTTTTTCCGCATTCAAACGCTTAGTTGCATAATCCTGATATTTAGAGAGAATTTCATTATAATATGCGGCTATTTCATTAGCTTGTTTCTGAATAACAGCTTTATTTATAATACCAAATATAGATGTATCAACTGACACGGAAGAAGCATCAAATATCCGTTTTTTGTAGTTTTTATCTTTTGACGCTTTGGCATTTTCCTCTGCCTCAAATATTTGCCTTTGAACATCTACAATCTTACTGATGTAATCCTGCTTCTGTTTTTCTATGGTTTGTAGTTCTTTTTTATTATTTAATCTGCGTTGCGCTTGTTCCTTTTCAAAGCCATCCTGCATTGCATCAATACGGGCTTGCTCTTCTTGATTTCCCAAATCTATCTCAAGACGAACACGTTCACGGCTACTTTTATTGCGTAAATCCGCAATATGTTGCAGTTGCTCTGTGTAAGTATTAATATCTTTCATCCCTAAGCCGTTACCATTACCAGAGACAAAAGCAGTGACATCAATAGACTCAATCAACGCATTATTAGCATCCTTCAATGCCTCTACTGCTTTTTTATTTTCTTGTAAGGCCTTCATTCTCTTATTGTACTCAGCCGCCTCAGAAGTCAATGCCTGTGTTACTATAGTAGTGCCTATGGGAGTATAACCCGATGTAGCTGTACCGTTTAAAGTTTTTTCCCTATTTCGATTTGTCCAATTGGTATCTGCATTTATCGCTTTTTGTAATTGATAAATTTTATTATAGTTTTCTTCTATAATTTTCATTGCTGCCCTTGCTTGTGCAGCTTTCAATATATTATCGGTTAGATTTCTATACGCAGAAGCAGCATCTCCAGCAAGAATAGCTTCATTTGACAAATTGTTAAAGTAAGAAGGATACTTCTTTTGTAATTCGTCCGCGGCAGCATTTCTTTCCTTTAATGATTTTGCATGATTTTGCGTAGCTTGATACAAAGCATCCAATTCTACACGCTCTCTTGCTGAATCTTTAGCCCCTTCAGACATAATCTTGCTAAGATTCTGCTGATAAGTCGCCATTTCCGACAAGGCATCCTTAGCTTTAAATAATCCAGCAATCCAATCCACAACTTTGCCCCCATACAATGTCAACAATGTAATGCCTACCGTCAAAGCACTCTGCCAACTAAATATAGAAGATACAACTTGTTTCCATACCGGGACAGCCTTCTGCCCACTATTTTTTAAGGCTTCATATTGTATTTTGGCTCTTTTAATTTCATCTGCAAGTATAGGCAGGTTATTTGAAATAGCGAGGAAAAAAGTATTCCAACTAACTGCCAACGAAGGAAGTTCGCGCCCTACTTGTTGAATAGACATATTTAACCCATTCCAACCACTTGCATAATTTCCAACATTTCTTGCATGTACCCCAATAGTCGAATCCAACGATTTTATCTTTGCATCCGCCTGATTAATGGATGCCAATAATTCTCTCCCAAAAGGAGAATTACGTTCTTCTTCCGTCAACTGCCGGTATGTAGTACGCATCCTACCAAGGGACTGCGAAAGGGCGTCCATGGAAGTCGCAGCCGCATTATCCAACTTAGCATTATTGTTTAAAGCCTGCCTAACCTCTGCCAATGCCGCTTTATGGGTAAGCAATGAATTATTAAGTTGTTCTAAACGTTTTTGTTGATTAACAGAAAGAGCCTGATTATTTGATTGATGTTTTGTAAGCTGTTTTATTTCTGCGTTTATCAATCGAATGGCGTTTTGCTCCTCAAGCATACGTTTTATATTCTGTTCTCGCGTACCTATTATGGAATTTATCTCATTCGCCAAATCGTCATACGCTTTAGCCTGTGCCTGTACACTTGCCGTTTCCGTGTTATTGGCAGTCGTATTTACAGTATTGCTATTTGAAGGGCTTACCCCCATATTCTTAGAGACCTGCTCCTGTGCTTTGACAATCTTTTCCGCGGCATCATTAATCCTTTTTGTAGAAATCAGAATCTTACCTTCTGCTTCACTAACTTTGGTTACCAAAGCATCATATTGCTCGGATAATGATTTTAAACGCGCCTCAAGACCTTTAGCAATATCAATATCTACTTTAACATTGATACCCTTTAAAGCTTTCTTTATATTCTCAATCTCCTCCCTTAATAGGTGCAGTTTTTTTATATCACTATCTACGCTTGCAAATATCCCTGCCATAATTACTTAAATATTTTTTTATTAATCATCCTTTCTGCATAAAGAATTGCGGAATCCATAACATCAAAGCCCTTTGATTGTACAAAACTTGCATACTCCATGCCGTCAGCCAGGTAAAGCCCGTCATCTTCCTTTTCGTGATACTGCAAATAATAGGTGGTCTTCTGTACGGCTTCCATGTTTGTCCCTTTCCCATAGACCTCCAGTGCTACAATCTTTCCGTCACGCACGACACAGAACCCAGGAGCTTTACGCAGTCGCCATGTGTGGTTTTTATAAACTTTTGGATATTTGGGTGAGCCACTTGCATTATATGCTACCCGTATAGCATCCCGTCCTATCTCAATCAATTTATTGAAATAAGTATTTTCTATTTGTTCTTCAAGTTCATTTAATCCCGAAATATCACCCTTGAACTCCATAGCCTACATTTTCTCGTAAAGGTATCACCATACCTGCCTTTTGCCTAAGAAATCAAGGACGCAAAACAAACAATAGAGAGAAGGTTTGTTATTTATAGAAAAACAGTCCCTAAACGTATAGAAACTGCTTGTTATGAGGTATCATTATAATAAAAAATAAAGCCCCGAATCTTTCGACCGGGGCTTTATTCATTTTTCCATTTCCACGAACTCTTTTAATCTGTACAGCCTATCAATTGCCGGATTATAAAAAGCATCTGGATAGTGCTGCTTAATATCGTTGATATTCGCCCGAACATACAGAGACGTATCATAGATGTGTTCGGACTCCGACAGGGTAGCTTCCTTGGGTAATTGTGCGGTTTCTGCCCAGTGCATGATTGCCTTAACGCTTTCTTCGTCGTATGCGTACTTACTTTCTTGTGCCATATAAGATTATTTTTCGGCAAAGATAGCTATTTCCCCTTAATCACTCATCAAACTTTCGATTGTTGAACATTTCCTTATCCGACACCTCCTGCATAACCTCACCAAATACAGTATGTAATTTATCTTTTTGCATTATTACCAAATTACGGTAAGGGATACGGTATAAGACATCATCATAAGACAGATGCAGATTTTCCATGAACGTTGCAATCTGTCCGAGAAAGCAAGCATTCCCTGCTACTTCTGTTTTGCTGTCAGACTTCGCACGTTCTTCGACAAAGCTGACAGCTTGCAAAAATTTTCAGCAGAAATCATAGAGAAAGCTGTTTCCAAACCTTGAACAACCTCATCAAATGTTCCGTAAGACAATTCCTTGAACAATTTATCATCTCCTTGAATAAACCAAGATAAGGCATGCGCAGCAGCTTCTATATTTTTCAATGATACAAGTATATCGTGAACGGTTTTACACTCCGGAAGGTCAGAAAGATAATACCCAGCACCGGCTATCTTGTAGATTGTCGGTGAAGATATAACATAACTCTTATTATTGATGATAATTGTTTCAAAATCAGCTCCTATAATAGAGCCATTTACAATTTTTGAAGCATTCATACGCAATTAATTAAATAAATAGGGGTGTATAAAATGATTACACCCCCTTATCCTGAAAACTATTCCTGGCTAAATAGTAGGCTTACTCTTGGAAGAAATGCCAGAAGCATCCGCAGACATTTTAAGCGCAGCATCGACCTTTTCGCCATCAAATAAATAATCGCTTTTAACGCCCTCACTCGGATTCTCCATAGCGACAGCAGTAACACCCAAGCCTATATTTTTTTCGGCCATTGTTCCCTTGGCAATAACCGCTGCATTTGTAAAGACTACATAATTGCCTGTTTTTGTCTGTCCTACAATGCCCTTATTCACAATTCCCGGAGTGTCTGATGCCGACCAACCCGCATCCGTATCAACCTTATCACCACCTTGCAAATCAATCTTGTCATCAAATGTATATTCTCCCATTGTGAACGCAATAGTTTTTGCCCCCTTCTGGGTTACATCACGGTAATAGATATTACCCGAAAGCTCATTGATATAATCGGTGTAGGTAGGGTCGTCCTCTGTGTACTGCCAAGTATCCTGATGTGAGTTTTTCACTTCTGTGGCCGTACCAAGCCATGTCTTCAATGAGGTTTTAGTTACAGCTTCTGTGAACACATCGCCGTACCATATTTTTTTAATTCCAATAAATGGTTTCATAATCTTCTCAATTTACGTTTAACACTTCAAATAATAATTTCACATTAACAAAATGACAATTCAACTCTACATCTTCCTCGACCCCATGACTTTCAACAGAATACTGATACCATGAATCTTTATAATGCCCAACTGCATCATTCAACGTTTCAACAGCTAATTCTTCAAGTTCGCCAAGCCTTTTCAAATTTGCATTCTGCTTATAATCTGGGACGCAGAAATTAACTTCAATAAACCCTCTGTTCCAATAGGTGTCCGGTGTCTGACGTTTGGCGAGAACTACAATCCGCTCCGTATCTACTTTCTTTTTAGGGAAAGACCAGTCACGATATAGCGGAAGGCCAAAGACTTTACAATCATTGTAAACGATAGTGCCGGCATCTGATGATGTAATCATATCCAAATCTCCGAATAATTAAAGTAATTACATGTTTTGGGATTTCTTGCTATACCCTCAGCTTTTATCACTTCATCGTTCATACAACGGATACGCATGCCGTCTTTAATGCCTCCACCCTCATAAACTATATGGCAATGCGACATATACATTTCTCCATTATCTGACTTTAATTCCTGAGTACCGTCATCGTCACACCGGCAAGCACCTATGGTTTTCCACATATTCTCCTCCGGTTTTACAATAATCTGTCCGTCAGAATCATACTCAGGTTCTTGTTCTACTAAGACTTGCAATATGTGAGGAGAAAAGTACATTACCATATATCAGATACATCTTTAACCACACTCAGACCAACAATTGAAGCAGTTTCCTCATTCAAGTCAATGCCATATTTTTTCAGCAGAAGTTTAATATGAGACTTAATTGAATCAGCACTCCACGATGCAGAAAATCCATTCTCGTTTACCGACGTGGGATGGAGAATGTTTTTCTCAATAAAGCTATCAATCAATACTCCGATAGACCTTTTATCATCAGTAGAAGCTTCCTTATCTGCGCTAAACCCAAAGTCTAATGCAAAGTCAGAAGCCCCTACATCGGACATTTCGCCGATGTAGGAAAATCTCTGCTTTATGTAGTCTGCAATTGTCATTATTGCTCTACTGTCAATGAATAGATACCATTAATTTCCGTAATGATAGGTAGTGACAACGACTGCGCCTTCGTGAACTCAACCCCATTGGAATTGTCTGTTTCACCTTTGCCCCACTGAGAAATCCTAATTCTTCCATAATTGGAATAGGTCACACCGGGTTCTTGTCTTAGTTCATTGTCAGCATAAGCATTTTTGATAACCCCTAACTTGCCAGCCGGAACAAACACTAAATTCTTGTCATTCCAAGGAGAATAATCAGTCAGTTTTCCATTGTTTTGAATTCGGGTCGTTCGCCTAATAATTTCGAACACCGGAAAACCATTTTGGCGCATAAATTCATTCATGTTCGACAACAATAGCGGGGTAGATGATTTATCCGTACCAAAAACGACCTGCTTCATCTTCTTATTTCTAAGAATATACGACAAACGTTTCGGCGAGAGAAGAATTTTCTCAAGTGTTACCTTATCCTGAGAAGCATCCAGTACCATTTGAATGTCCTCAAAACAGTCTACATTGTTTTGATTCCCATCAGTCCAATCCAATGTTACCGATGCTATATTTTCTGCGGGCATTTTGTGGTCTATATTACCACGAACACCACCTTCCGGGTTATTCTTCCCATCAAAGGTGAAAATACCTTTATTGGATAAAGCCCCTAAGAAGATAATATCAAGTTTGGCCTGCACAGACCCTACAACCTTACTTACATTACCCCACATCAGATTGATAAGCTGTTGTGTTTTCTGATTATCAGTAAGCATACGGGAATCGAGTATTTGGAGCACTTTCCGATATTCCTCAATCGGCATAGAATAACTCATCTGATGAGTCAGCACCTTTTGCTTCAATGTTTCCAAACCATCCGTCCCCATAATAGGCTCTTTACCCTTAGAGTCTAAAGTGGCGGCAGCCACGCTTAAATTGTACTGCCCAATCAGCTCTTCAAAGTTTAGCCCAATCGTAGGCGTGTCCCAATCCAAATATTTCTCATAAATGTTTTGGTCGAACAATCTTTTACGCAACTCCGATGCCGCGTCTATACGAACTTGTACCTGTTTCGTAAGTTCGCCAAAAATAGAACTATAAAATAATCCTGCCATAACTTACCTCCTTATTGTCTAATATACTTGATAGACGGGTTATTTTTCATACTATATCCTACCAACCAATCCCCTGGAATAGGATAAGCCACATCTTTCAAGATTAATACCTCATATCCTGCGGATACAGTTTGGAAGGACATATTTTTAGTGAAAACAAAATCTGTCTCAACAACAGCGTCCGGCAAATCCTCACCAATACCAAGAATAGCCCCAGCGACAGCCGTATCAGCAGCAGCGGCTAAGGTCAACACATCATAATCCGCGTTACTTGAATCAATAGAATTTATGCTTTGCCCACCTACCGTTTCGGATTTTACAGCAAAACTTCCTTTCTTAATGCGGGGGTTAGTTGTAGTCCCTCCACTAATAACCTCAACCGCTTTACAGATTTTACATTCCATTTTTGCAAAATCAAGCTTAAGAGGGGTTCCTTTCTTGACAATAGTCCCCTCCGGTAAATCAGTAGTTAGCTTGAAGTCTCCAGGGAGAACACCACACTCTCCTCTCCAAAAAACCGGAAAGTTTCCCTCAATTTGTACTTTTCCAAATACTACACCCATAATTTTAAAATTTAATTAGCGTCCGGCAAATTTTCTGCCCATTGTTTTGCCAGTTCGATGCCCTGATTCTCAGGCGTAGACAAGGAGAATGCCGAACCTTTATCCTCCAAGCCTTTTGCGACCTCATTTTGTCTAACCTTGGAAAGATAGTTTTCAATCGCCGCCTCATCCATATCATCAGAGATTGCAAATCCTTCATCTATTCTTTCCTTTGAGATTTTGAGTTCTTTTGCTTTTGAAAGAATCAGATTGTTTCTTATTGTACGAGCCTGTTCTGCTTTTGCAGATTGGTTTTCAGTTATGAGACTTTGAATTTTCTCCTCTTGCTCCTGCTTGTACCTTATAAACCACTCTGGTTCTTCATTTGCTGGTTGCTGTTGACCGCCCCCACCGCCTTTTGCTTTCAATTCTTCCAGTTCTTTTCTGTAGGCAGCGCTTTCCGTGCGCAGCCTATCAAAATTGCTCTGGTAAGATTTCAGCATACCTTCTTGTCCCTTAACAACAGTTACAAGATTATCATCAGTTATCAATCCCGTAGCATCAAGCGAGGATGCTACTGATTGAAGAACTTCATCAGACAGACCCAGTTTCGAAAAATCCTGTTTAAGCTGATTAAATATTTTCTCTTTCATACTTAGTTTTTTAAATCCAGCATAAAAGTATTGATTAGCAAATGATAGGGGAAATTTATAGAGAGTCTAAAACGAACAATTGGCAAAAGGTTTGTTTTTTACCTGCAAAAGGGAGTTTATTTCTCCCTTTTTTCTTGTTCAAGTCCTTTCTCCTGAGACATTATTCGTTCAATTTCTTCCTGGGGAGTATCAGTAAGAGCAAGCATTCTAACAGCCTGTTCAAGCGATATAATTCCATCTTGATAGGCTTTCCCAATTGCCGCCCATTTTTCCTGTACATCTTCATTGAATGGTTCTGCAAATTCGTGTTCTATACGTAGTTTTGCTAATTTTTCCCTAAGTTGAATATGGGTGACATTCATCATAATGGCGAGAATGAGATTTTTTTCTCTGTCAACCAATATGTCATATATTTCCTTTAAATTATCCCTCTTGATAAATCCCAATATCATAGCACGTTTCAACGCTTCTCCTGATAAAGTACCCAACCCTTTCATGTTCTCAAAAGAAAAATCGGGAGTAAACGAATCAAAGAGAATCGAAGAATTCAAATCCTGCTTTTCGCTTTCTTTCATGGAAGAATATTCAGGCGGAGCCATATAATCAATCTGGCTTGTTTCTTTATTTGTCAACTGAATAACCTGACCTACTGTATCAGGGTCGGCCAAAGAACTAATAACATCTGTAGTAGCCTTTATTTTAGGGTCAGCAAAATAGTTGTTGGTATCAGCGGCCTTAGAATCAACCATTTCTTCCCGGTTACACCTTCTTTCAGTACCTGCCCATGCTTTATCTTGGGAATAATAAATCACATTGATTTTTCCTGTAGGATTTTCAACAGGGGTTACATCCCAACCAATATTAGCTCGTTTACAGCGAAATATAAAGTTTGGAGTTTGTAAATCAAAGTGTTCTATCGTCCTATCCCCTTCTTTTAAGAAATATCCATAGCCAAAAGCCACCATATTTTCATATTGGTCGAACAACGGCCTCAAGGTATAACCTTTTGATTTGGATATAACAAGCACCTTTACAGCCGGCTTTCCGCCATCATTATAGATATGATACAATTTGGCGCTTTCTGTTTCCGCTCCTGCCAGCCTCTTAGCCTGACGCATTGTTGTATTAAACCTGGTGTCTTTCAAAAATTGTATATATGCTTCAAAGGCCTCATCTTTATTTTCTATACCAGAACCCGATTTCCATTTGATTGGATTTCCCAGAAGGAAAAACAATTCCACTTCATTAATATATCTCTGTCTACTCCGGGGAAGTTTCTCAACTTTATAAGGTTCCTTGTTTTTTCTCGGTTTATCAGGACGATTCATTACATCATGGGTTACCGGATTATATTCCTTGATAGCCTCAGCCACATATGAATCATGATTTTGCATCATAGATTGTATCCGGCTAATATCTCTATCCTGAATAAGTTGCATCAAGTCACGTTCAACGCCCAAGGCGTTCAAAGCCTTATTGCGAAGGGTGTTAAATATTGCTTCTATGAAATTCATACCATCATTTTTTAATATAGTCCTAAATCTTCTTTATCATACTGCTTGGGAACCAGAACTTTCCCCATTATCTTGCCAATCGTCCAGTAACGGGCAGCGTCAATCAAATGGTTATAGGCATCAATAGGTGCATTTATGAATTTACCGTCCTTATTTTGTTCATATACATAATTTTTCAGTTCCTTAATGAGATTAACAGAACGTTTAGTCACGCAAAGCTTATATTCCATCATCTTAAATAGACCTCCCATAACTGAACCTTTATATTTGTCTGCTGGATAAATCACAATACCGGCATTGGATATTTCCTGAATAAGCCTTGGGTCTGCACTATCTGCATATACAAATAACCCTAACGGTTTTAACACACGTATTATCTCGCTTGTCAACATATGGGTTTGATAGCACAATTCGTCAAGATACATACAATTGTCTACTATACCGCATCTTACCACTGCCGTAGGGTCGGAACTGTATCCAAAATCCAACCCAGCCGCAACATGTTTGGCATAAGTAGGAAATTCATCTACAATTTCAAAGTCTGGGAACACAAGCCCCTCCGCCATAGCTTGCAATCCCAAACCGTACACAGTCCATAATACCTTGTTCTTATATTGGAGAGATTCTATCTCATCTATAATAGTTTGCTCCAAAAAAGGATTGTCTTTATAAGTAGAGATGAAATGAAAAGTCCGTGAATCTTTATTCAATTCACATAACCAATGTTCATCGGAGAAAGAAGGATTATAATCTATAACTGAAAAGCCAGTGGTACGCATCACCAATTGTTGCCATTCGAGAAAGGAGATTTCATTGCCTTCGTTACAATACAAGATATTACGTTTTCTTCCCCGTATCTTCTGTTCATCATCAGTTGAGAAGAATTCACAAAAAGAACCATTAGGAAACGTGTATACCATATCAGATTTGTTCATACAACGATTATCCCACATCTGGAATTTATCCTGCATTATCTCCTTAAAGTCGCGGAATACTGACCCCTTTAGCGAGGGCAACGTTTTACGTACAATGGAAAGAGAGGTCTTAGGATGTTGGAGTATATATATTAAAAGATATATCAGTATATTATAGGTTTTGGAACTTCTTGAACTTCCTTGTGCAGAAACTACTTTATATCCTGCCCTTATCGCGCTATCAACTGTTGCATATATCTTAGTTGTCTGTATCAGCATCAACAATATCCTCCCTTCTATCTATTATCTGAATTGTTATAGAATCATGTTTGCTTTTCTCTGCAATATCTTTCTGTTCATATGTATCCCAACCCAACAATTTCGACAACTTCTCTATTGCATCAATCTTGTTATATAGTTTTAGTTCATAGCCCTTATCTGTACTTTTCACAGAAAGGATGGCTCTTTGAACACTAATAGGCAAAGTAGCTACATCCCTTACCACTATGGTAGTAAACATCTCATTAGACTTGATTTCAAGAGCATCAACAATATTCGCCCTCGCAATATCTGCCAGAATGCCTACTGCTTCATCTTTTGTAATATCTGACCGGCGTTGCATTTCAGAGCGCAATTCACTTATCCTTAGGGCTACCTTAGGGTTATTAGCCAACCTGGATGATTCTACCCAAATCGTATTATCAGATTTACCCTTACATGAATAAGCACGACGATAAGCGTCAGAAGCATTTCCACTTTCAACGTAATAATTGCAAAATTTTTCTTGCTTGATTGAGAGGTTCATCCTATAATTCCTATATTCATTTGCTTCAAAGATAAATCATAGTATAAGGAATCAAGGAATAATCAAGTTACCGATAACAAACAATTAAGGAAAGGTTCGTTATTTGTCCGAAAATGCCCAGAATTATCCAAGAACATCACCCTCTTTTAGCCGGTTCAGTATCTCATTATAGATAATATCAACATCGCTTCTGAAATACTTGTATTGCTGATACAGGAAAGCCACATCCGCTATATTGTTTGAGATTGTACAAGGCCTTACTTTTGGAAATACATTTTCAAGAGCCTTTCGTACACCATTGGGGATACGCCCACCTGCTAATACACTCGGAACAAACAAAAAGAGGACAATAAACAAGAACTCTTTTCTTTGAATTATTCTTCCACGAGACGGTAAACCTATTACGCACAATACCTCTTTAAACATATCATATATAGCCGGTATAAGCTCAAGATTCGTCAATCGAGGTTTTACCAATTCAGCCTCTCTTTCCGAGAGTCTTGACTTCTGCTCGCGTATATTCTTTATCTCAGCAATAGAAGAAAATTCCTTTGTCAGATACAT